CAAAAGAAACCGATTCGGTTATTAGAAAATTGCGTTTGGGTTCTCATAAAGAAATCGTAAAAAGTATTTTAGATGAATTTTTTACTTTAATAGGTAATGAATGGCATCACGAATATTGTGATATTGAAATTGAAAAATATCAAAATAAAGCAAAAGTAAATAAAGAAGTAGGTAAATTAGGTGGAAGACCCAAGAAAATCAAAGAGTTAGATGATAACCCACAAGAAACCCAATCGGTTATTTTAGATAACCCACAAGAAACCCTAATAATAAATAATAAATCATTAATAAATAATAAATATAAGCCACCTATAGCACTCATTCTTTTATCTGAATGGTTAATAGCAAGAAAGAAAAAACCAGTGACTGAATTAGTATTTAAAGCTGTAGAACGTGAAGCAAAATTAGCAGGTATATCAGTAGAAGAAGCAATCACTATTTGTTGTGAAAGAGGTTGGATTAATTTTAAAGCTGAATGGATTAAGTCTGATAAAAATAAACCTAACGCAGCAGCAGTATCAATTTTTAAAGATGCAAATATTAAACATTTACAAACTGGCAATATAGAATTAGAGGTTTTCCATCATGAAGAATAATTTACCTGCAGAATGGATTGAACGTATTTTTATGCGTTTACATGGTCGCTTTGGAAATTCTTTTTTAGAAAAGTTTAGGATTGGAAAATTAAATGATGCAGGTGAAGATATTGGTATAGCTAATGCTAAACAAGTTTGGTCAGAAGAATTGGCTGATATATCTTCTTATCGCATCAAAAACGCTTTATCACATAATTATGAATTTGCGCCATCATGCGACCAATTTAAAGCGCAATGTAAAACGACTATTGCTTCACATCAGGATTTTTTACAAATCCAGCGTAAATTTACTCCTGAAGAAATAGAGTGTAATAGACAAAAATTGAAGAATATTATGGAAAATTTTTGTAAAACTAAGCCAGTTTCTTAATAAATTATAACAAAATACATAATTAAAGGTTATTATGAATGGAAGAATATGGAATTTGAGTTTACAAAATATTTCATTTTTAATGAATTATTTAAAATCTTTAGATTTTAATACTCAATGGGAAGTAGTTATACGTGAAAAGAAAAACAAACGAACATTAGAACAAAATGAAAGGCTTTGGAAATTATATGAAAGTGTAGGCAATCATTTAGGTTATACCAAAGATGAAATGCACGATGTAGCTGGATGGAAATTTTTACGCTATCAAGTAGAAATTGCTGGTGAAGTAGTAAATAAAATTGAAAGCACTACAAAATTAAATACTGCTCGTATGTCATGGTATCAAGAACAAATCGAAATATGGGCTTCACAAATGGGGTGGAGTTGGTGACAAAAGAGGAAAGAAAATATTATGACAAATTATCACAATTGGGATGTATTGTATGTCGCAATCTTGGGTATGGTTATTCTCAACCTCATATACATCACATTCGACATGGAGCTGGCATGGGACAAAAAAGTCATTGGAGTGATGCTATCCCTTTGTGTCCTAATCATCATCAGCATGGTGGTTACGGAATTGCATTACACGCTGGAATGAAAGAATTCGAAAAAAGATATGGTACTGAAGAAGAATTGCGTAATAAAGTAAAAATATTAATGGAGGTAATAAATGCTTAAAATAGTTTACAAATCAATTGATGATTTAATTCCTTATGTAAATAATAGTCGTACTCATTCAGAACAACAAATTATTCAAATTGCATCTAGTATTAAAGAATTTGGATTTACTAATCCAGTATTAACTGATGGTGAAAATGGCATTATTGCAGGTCATGGTCGTGTATTAGCAGCCCGCAAACTTGATTTAAAAGAAGTGCCTACCATTGACCTTAAGCATTTAAATGAAACGCAACGTAGGGCTTATATTATTGCTGACAATAAACTTGCTCTTAATGCTGGGTGGGATGAAGAAATCCTAAAAATTGAATTAGAAAGTTTACCAGCTTTTGAAACTGAACTTACTGGTTTTTCAGCAGAAGAAATTAATTTATTATTTAATGGTTGGGATTCAGATATTGAACGAATGAGTGATATTGATGCTCAAGATTCATTAAGTAAAGAACGAATTATTATTAAATGCGACCCCGATGAAAAAGAATTTTTATGGGAAAAAATTACTAATTTAGTTGATTCTTTAGGCTTGGATAATGTCGAAGTGTCCTAAATTAAATATTCTTGTTGCATTTCCATATTTTTCTAAAAAAATCTATGAAAAATTAATGGAATTAGACCCAAGCACTTTTCGCTTAATTGTGGATTCAGGTGCTTTTACTGCTTGGAATACAGGAAAACAAATTTCATTAGATGATTATGCTAAATTTTTAAAAAGCATTCCATCGCATTGGGATTATAAAGCTGTGCAGCTTGATGTATATGGAGACCCGGAACAAACTTATATCAATTATATGAGAATGTTAGATATGGGTTATACAGATATTATGCCTGTATTTACTCGTGGTGATAGTTTAGAACGATTAGAAGAATTTTATACATATACTGACTATATTATGTTTGGCGGTATTGCTATTGGTGGACAAAATACCAATTACGTTAAATGGTTTTGTGAAATGAATAAAGGCAGACACGCACATTGGCTTGGTTTTGTTAACGTACCATTTATTAAACATTATAAACCTTATAGTGTAGATAGTAGCTCATTATATTCAGGTCAGCGTTATGGGAATTTACAATATTACGTTGGCGCAGGACAATTAAAATCTATTAATAGAACAGAATTTTATAAAAAACCATCACAATTAGTTATAGAATCTATTATTAAACTTGGGTTTTCTATGAAAGATATTTCTACGCTTGCAAATCAACAAGCATGGGAAGGTGGCGCACAACCACCAAATCCTAATTCTATTCGAGGTCTTGCTGCTTTTATTACAGTAACTAATCATGTAAAAAGAGCAATAGAAGTAGAAAAAAATTTAGGAACTAAAGTTTATTTAGCTTTAGGAAATGAATCGCAAATAACAAATGTTTTTGATGCACTTACTATGATAACTGAGAGGAAACTTTATGTCTGATACGGAAAATTTAACCTTACTGGGTTCTAATAATACTGTTTATGAAACGCATTATAATCCAGCAATTTTGGAAACTTTTAAAAATCAATTTCCAAATAATCATTACACAGTAGAATTAGAAATTCCTGAATTTACGCATATTTGCCCAAAAACAGGACAGCCTGACTTTGCTACTATTTTAATTAACTATCAACCTGATGAATTATTAGTTGAATCTAAATCACTTAAACTTTATATGTTTGGTTTTAGAAATCATGGTTCATTTCATGAAGATTGTATTAACACTATTGCTTCTGATTTATTTAATTTAATGCAGCCTAAATGGATTGAAGTAAGAGGTGATTTTTATCCTCGTGGTGGAATTTCAATTAATCCTACTACTCGTTTAGAAAAATGAATGTAATTTATGCCAATCCAAATTCTTTGGAATTTGAAAATCAATTAAATCAGATTATTCAAATGACAAAGAAAATGGCTCATGAAATAGGATATGTCATGCCTATTATTTATCGTGAGCAAGCATCTAAGAAAAAATTACTAATTTTATTGTCGGGAAATATAGTTGTTGGGTTTTGCAATTTTAATATACGAATAAAAGATTCTGTTGGTGTTATTTATGAAATTGCTACACATCCTATTATTCGTGGCAAAGGTGGGGCAAAGTTATTAATTGCTGAAATTTTAAAAAATACATCAGTAATCCAATTAAAATGTCCTATAACGAATAAAAGTAATGGTTTTTACGATAAAATAGGTAAAAAAGTATCTGTTGAGCAAGGTAAAAAAAGACCATTAAATGTATGGCAAATTACTAATGACACTTTAGGAGCAAAAAATGAGTAAAGCACTCGTTGTATTATCAGGAGGGCAAGATTCAACAACTTGTCTATTTTGGGCTGTAAAACATTATGATGAAGTTCATGCTATTACTTTTAATTATGGTCAAAAACACAATAGAGAAATTAAATCAGCAGAGCAAGTAGCATTTATTGCTGGCGTTGAAAGTCATACTATTGTTGATGTTCCTGATATTCTTAAAAGCAGAAGTCCTTTACTTGATAAATCAGTTACGCTTGAAACTTACGACAATTATGAAGAAATGGATGCAATTATTGGCGATAGAGTAGAATTAACTTTTGTGCCTATGCGAAATGCTTTTTTTCTAACATTAGCTGCTAATTATGCAGTAGCAATGAATTGTTTTACTTTAGTAACTGGAGTATGCCAACAAGACAATGCTAACTATCCTGATTGCAGAGAGGGTTTTATTAATGCTCAAATTGATACAATTAATCAAGCATTGGGAATTGATAACTTTAAAATTGAAACGCCTTTAATGTATTTATCTAAAGCAGAAAGTATTAAATTAGCACAAGAAGTTGATGCTATGGGCGCATTAGCATTTAGTCATACTTGTTATGCTGGCGAATTTCCACCATGTGGTGAATGTCATGCTTGCGTATTAAGGGCGCATGGTTTTGAAGAAGCTGGTGTTCCTGACCCTTTAATTGAAAGAGCAAAACATGAAAACAATAATTGATAAAATTAAAGCTGCTGGCGGTAGTTATTTTGCAAATGACAATATTTCAGAATATTTAGAGCCAAAAGATTTAATCAAAATTAAACGTAATGTTGAAAAGGCAATGCAAAAAGTCTTGGAAGCATTAATTATTGATACTGATAACGACCACAACACTAAAGAAACTGCTAAGCGTGTTGCCAAAATGTATATAGATGAAGTCTTTAAAGGCAGATACAATGAACAGCCTAAAATTACCGACTTTCCTAATGCTAAAGACCTTGACCAAATTTATACTCTCGGTCCCATTACTGTTCGTTCAGCTTGCAGTCATCATCTTGTGCCTATTACTGGTCATGCTTGGATTGGCATTATTCCTAACGATAGGGTTATTGGCATTTCTAAGTTTAGTAGATTGACTGATTGGGTAATGTCAAGACCGCAAATTCAAGAAGAAGCTACAGTTCAATTAGCAGATTTAATTGAAGAAAAAATTAAACCAAAAGCCGTTGCAGTTATTATTAAAGCCACTCATCAATGTATGACATGGAGAGGGGTTAAAGATAATGGTGTATCAATGACAACGAGCGTAATGCGTGGATTATTTAGAGACGATGAAGGTGCAAGAAACGAATTCCTCTCAATTATTAAAGGACAAGGATATTAATATGTGGACTGCAAATCGTTATCATGATTTTTCAACAGGACATAGGGTTTACGGACATGAAAATAAATGCGCTCATGCTCATGGGCATAATTATCGGGTACATTTCCATTGTGCCGGAAGCCTAGATTCTATTGGGCGAGTTATTGATTTTTCTGTTATTAAAGATAAGTTATGTAATTGGCTGGAAGATAATTGGGACCATAAATTTATTCTTTGGGAAAAAGACCCTTGGACTGCTACATTTCAAGAAATAGACCCCGAAGGTTTAGTGGTAGTTGACTTTAATCCTACTGCCGAAAATATGGCTGAATATTTAGTTAATGTTATTGCTCCAATTCAATTACGAGATACAGGCGTTAAATTAATTAAATGCGATATTGAAGAAACAAGAAAATGCAGCGCAAGTTACGCTATTTAACGTGGCAAAAATTTGATAATGCTGTAGAACATATAGCAAATCAATTTAAAGGAAAAGCCACGCAAATTTATGGTATGCCAAGAGGTGGACTATGTTTAGCAGTAGCTTTATCTCATAAAATGGGAATACCTTTAATTAGCGTTGATATAACAACTTTTAATGATTCTAATCTTGATAACGTATTATGGGTTGATGATGTCGTAGAAACTGGACTAACTTTATCAAAATTTACTTATCCAAATATGTATTTTGCAGCTTGGTTTTGTAATGTTAAATATATTCAAAATATTAGTTATTATGAGCATCTTGAAGAAAATGAATGGTTAGTATTTCCTTGGGAAGATAAAACTAAAGCTATAAAGGACATGGAACAATATGAAATATCCCGTAAATGAAATATTTGAAACAATACAAGGTGAAGCTATGTTTACTGGCACACCTGCTATTTTTGTTCGATTACAAGGTTGTCCTGTAGGTTGCGGATGGTGTGATACAAAGCATACATGGGAAATAGAAGAAAATAAAAAAACAATCATTAATGAAATTGTAATTAAAAAAGTAGATAGTGATTTATTTGCTGAAATGTCAACGGAAGAATTGCTAGGCATTATTACTTCATACTCAGCCAATCATGTAGTTTTAACTGGGGGTGAGCCTTGTCTTTACGATTTAACTGAATTAACTAAAGAATTAATTGATAACGGCTATTCTGTTCAAATTGAAACGTCAGGCACACACGAAATTAAATGTTATCCAACTACTTTTGTAACTATTAGTCCAAAAGTAGATATGCCCGGTGGCTTTAAAATATTAAAAAGTGCAATTAATATGGCTGACGAGATTAAATATCCCGTTGGCAAATTAGATGATATTACTAAATTAAAAATATTACTTTCAGATTGCAACGTAGAGTTTGTGCCAATTTGGTTGCAACCATTAAGTCAAAGTAAAAAAGCAACACAAATATGTGTAGCAGAGGCAATTAAAAATCAATGGAAAATAAGTCTACAAACACACAAATACATGAATGTGAGGTAAGGGAACTTATACGTTGGCGTATTCAAGATAAAAGTTGGAATAGAGTGACTGAGTTTATGAATAAGCCAAATGTAGCAAAACGAGCAGAAAAACTTAAAAAAGACGTCAATGAACAGTTTTTAAAAGGCAATAAAGGCAATAAGGGCGAATGGTATAATTAAATATGGCTTATGAAAAAAAAGATTGGGATATTGTTCAGGCTTTTTATGAAAGCGGATTATCTTTGAACGAAATTGCTGAACGTAAAGAAGTAAAGATTAAAGATAGAGGTTCTATTAGCAGAAAAGCAAAGCAAGAGGGATGGATTAAGTCAAAAATGCAACACTTGGTCGAAAAAGAAATCCAAGCAAAACAAAACCTTAGTGAAGTGGAAGATGAAAAAGCTACACTAAATGCAACACAAGTCAATGTAGTTAAAACTTTAGTAGATGAGAAATTTGTATGGTTGGATTATTTAAACAAAGCTGCGCTTAAAAATGCTCAGGAAGCTATGAAGTCTTCATGCGCTAATCAATTAGATTATAAGCATAGAGCTGATACCATTCAAAAGGCAAGGGATGTTATAGAGCCAAAAAATGCAATGGTTCAAGTGAATACACAAGTAAATAGTGCAGTAGATATTCCAATGGATAGATATAAACAATTAGTGCGTGAGGTTCTTAGCGAAATATAATGAGAGAATATTCTGTTGAGAAAAGAAAAGTTGCTAATGATGCGGCTTATGAAGATTTATATATGTTTAGTCGCTGGATGTTTTTGCAAACTCATGGATACTATTGGTTAAAAAACGACCACCATGAAATTATTTGTAAAGCATTAATAGAAGTATTTAGAGGTGAAACTAAACGCCTTATTATTAATATTCCACCTCGCTACTCTAAAACTGAGCTAGCAATTAAAAACTTTATAGCTTGGACATTAGGACATAATCCTGATAGTGAATTCATTTATACAAGTTATTCTGCGAGGCTAGCTAGTAACTTTTCTTGGCAAACAAGAGAAATTGTAAATAGTAATGAATATCGTGAAATATTCCCTAATACAATATTGCAGGGTGACAGCAAAGCTAAAGATGAATGGCGAACTACTGCTGGCGGTTTAGTTTACTCCGTAGGGTCTGGCGGTACAATTACTGGTTATGGCGCAGGAAAGCATAAAAAAGGCTTTGGTGGTGCTATATTGATAGATGACCCACATAAAGCTGATGAGGCTAGAAGTGATGTAATGCGTCAAAATGTTATTGATTGGTTTCAAAATACATTAGAAAGCCGTAAAAATAGTCCTGATACACCCATCATTCTTATTATGCAAAGATTACATGAGGAAGATTTGTCGGGGTGGCTATTAAATGGCGGCAATGGTGAAGAATGGAAGCATATTTGTTTACCTGCAATAAAAGAAGATGGCACAGCGTTATGGGAAGCTAAGCACACCATTGAAGATTTAAAACGTATGGAAGAAGCTAGTCCCTATGTATTTTCTGGTCAATATATGCAAAGACCTGCACCTGCTGAAGGTGGAATTTTTAAACCAGACCAAATTCAAATTATTGATGAATTGCCTATTGGCGAAATTAAGTGGTGCAGAGGATGGGATTTGGCAAGCACTGTCAATGGAGATTGGACAGCAGGAGGGAAAATAGGAAGAATGTCAGATGGAAGATTTATCATTGATGATATGGTAAGATTACGAGAAGGTCCCGATAAGCGAGATGCCGCAATTAAAAATACAGCTTCGCTTGATGGAAAAAATGTTAAAATAAGTATTCCACAAGACCCCGGACAAGCAGGTAAAACTCAAGTAATTTATCTCACTAGAGAATTAGCTGGTTATAATGTTAAAAGTTCTCCTGAAAGTGGTGATAAAGTTACTCGAGCAGAACCATTAGGGGCGCAAATTAATATTGGCAATGTTATGATGATTCGCGGAGAATGGAATAAATCCCTTATAAATGAAATGCGGATGTTTCCAAATGGTGTAAACGATGACCAAATAGACGCGCTTTCAAGAGCATTTAGCGAAGTAATGATACCAAAAAGAAGTTTTTTCGGATAAAGGATATGCAATGCTAAATTGGTTTCGTGGTATAAAATCTGAAGAAGTTAAGGTCGAGGAAACAAAACCTTCACCTCGTAAAAGTCTATTTAGCACTCATGCTGATGAAAACCTAGACACAATCAAAACTACTGTAGGCGATTTACTTGCCGATATACAAAGCAAACAACCTATATTCAATCCTGCAATCAATCCACGTATGGCGAATGTCGGCATGGATGATTCAAGCGATGGCTATCCTGAATTTAAAATGTATGATGCAGGTAATAATTCCGTATCTAATGCGGTAGTCTTTTGGTACGCATCGCAAGGCTTCATAGGGGCGCAAATGTGCGGTATCGTTGCACAAAACTGGCTAGTAAACAAAGCGTGTGCAATGCCAGCCGATGATGCAATCCGCAAAGGTTACAACATTGTTTCAATTGATGGCGAAAAATTAGAACCTGATGCAGTTAAACTAATGAAGTCTTATGACCGGTCTATGAGATTAGAGTGGAATATGCGAGAGTTTATTCGTAAAGGTCGTATCTTTGGTATTCGTATTGCCATGTTCAAAGTTGAATCAACAGACAAAGAATATTATGAGAAACCATTTAACATTGATGGCATTACTCCAAACAGTTACAAAGGCATTGTTCAAGTAGACCCATACTGGACAGCACCAATGCTAGATGGTCCATCAGCAAGCCAACCTGATACATTGCACTTCTATGAACCTACT